GTTAACGAAGTATCTTTGCGAGCCAACGGTATTCCTACTGCTAAGCAGCACGATAAGGAACTACAGTCTTATTATGACGCTACGCGTCAAGGAATAGAACCACGTTCTACAAAGAGTAAAGATATAGATGCAGCAGTTAAACTTTCCAACGAGGCTGGTAAGGCTTTCGATGGAATCGCAATGACCTTCAAAAACTAAGGAGTAACAATGGAAAACTACGCAAAGATGGAATCAGACGAGTACATCACAAAGTACCCAACACCTGATAAGCAATACGAAGGCGCTATGAAGTATTGCACCTATGAGTCAATCCAGACAGGTGCTATGGGAAAGGCAGCAAAGTAATGAAGAAGAAGCCAATGGCAGGAATGTGCAAGAAGTGTGGCAAGTCAAAGAAATCTTGTAAGTGCTAAATGAACAAGGCAGCTAAGAAGGCAAAGATTGCCAAAGTAATGAAAGAGTTTAAGGCTGGAACTCTAAACTCTGGTTCTAGTAGAGGACCAGTAGTAAAGGGCAAGAAGCAAGCGATTGCTATTGCACTATCACAAGCAAAGATGTCTAACAAGAAAATGGGTAAGAAGAAGTAATGGCTAAGTCTCCAGCGTGGCAAAGAGCAGAAGGCAAGAACCCAAAGGGTGGCCTTAACGCCAAGGGTCGTGCCTCTGCCAAAGCGCAGGGGATGAACCTTAAGCCTCCGGTCAAGAAGGCTGAGGCTGCCAAATCTCCTAAGTCTGCAGGACGGCGCAAGTCTTTCTGTGGTCGTATGTGTGGGATGAAAGCAAAGAATACATCTAGCAAGACTGCTAGAGATCCAAACTCTAGAATAAACAAGTCACTTCGTGCTTGGGATTGTAGTTGCAAATGAAAAAGAAAGTAGCATTTTGGGATACAAAGAATCCTAAGAAGACATCAAAGGCGCTAACGCCTGCACAAAAGGCGGCAGCAAAAGCACGGGCTAAGGCAGCAGGACGACCTTATCCAAACTTAGTAGACAACGCAGCAGCTTCCCGTAAAAAGAAGTAAGGAGATATAGGTGGCACTAGGAACATACGGCACAACACTATTGGATGAACTCAATCGTCTAGCCAATGGTGGCACCTATCGAGCACCAGGGGCGATGGTAGGCGAAGCACTTGCTGCCCGTCAGTGGGCAGTACAACGCTCAGTAACAACAACTTTAACAGATACGGTAGGAGTACTTAATGCGATTGCGGGCAGGACTGGCAACAGTCGTCTTGACTATAGCGGCGTATGCAACGCTCTCGCTAGTACTACTCAACTACCTGCAGCACAGGCTCTCAGAGGTATCTCATCGTGAGTGCTAAATTTAATCTAATCTGCGAACAAGCAACAACATTTAACTTTCAATTCTCGATCAACAACGATGCTGTTCCGATCAACCTTACCGGTTATACCGGAACTATGACAGTGCGCCCATTCGTTGGGTCTACTACTACCACCATAACTGCTACTACAACCAATGGTCGTATGGTTATCACTGGTGCTACTGGCACTGTGACTGTAACACTGTCTGCAGCTCTTACAGAGCCAATCGTTCCTGGTCGTTATTCATATGACTTAGTACTAGATAGCGGATCTACTATCACTAGATACCTTGAAGGTTTATTTATCGTAACGGGGGCTGTAACGCTATGACCACTTTTGTAGTTATCGAATCTATTACCCCGAATCAATCCTTAGTATTCTCAGCACAGCAAGGTCCACAAGGTGCTATCGGTGCCACAGGTCCAACAGGTCCTAATGGTGCTACAGGCGCTACAGGTCCAACAGGTGCATCTGGTGCTACTGGCGTTACTGGTGCCACAGGTCCTACAGGGGCCACTGGAGCAACTGGACCTACAGGCGTAGGTGCTACTGGTGCAACAGGTCCTACAGGAGTTACAGGCGCTACAGGACCAACTGGTGCTGACAGCACAGTTGCCGGTCCTACGGGCGCTACAGGCCCTGCAGGGGCCACAGGACCTACAGGTCCTACTGGTGCTGCAAGTACAGTTCCAGGACCAACAGGTGCCACAGGACCAACAGGCGTTGGCGCAACAGGTGCAACCGGTCCTACTGGAGCCACTGGTGCCACAGGTGCTACTGGCGCAGATGGTGGATCTGCTAACTATTACGACTACAAGGCAGATACAACAGCAACAACAGGCGATCCTGGTAATGGCGATTTGCTTTGGAACAATGCCACACAAATTTCTGCAACACAGATCAACATCAACCACATCAATTCAGATGGCATAGATGTTGATATCTTCTTAGGTTTAATTAAGACAAACGATGTAATCATTGTTCAGGATGCAAATAACTCCAATAACTTCCAAAAGTGGACAGTATCTGCAACTCCAACAATGCAGACAAATTATGTCGAAGTACCCGTAACACTTACATCATCTGCTGGTACTGGTACAACTAACTTTGCAAATAACCACGCACTTATTGTGGCAATTATTTCAACTGGTATTGTCGGCCCAACTGGTCCAGCGGGAGCTACTGGTGCTACTGGCCCTACGGGTGCTACTGGAGCCACAGGCCCTGCAGGGGTCACAGGAGACGTTGGACCTACGGGAGTCACTGGTGCAGTTGGAGCAACAGGTGCTACAGGACCTGCTGGTGCAACTGGACCGACTGGTCCTACAGGACCAACTGGTTTAACTGGACCAACCGGACCAACAGGTGCTACAGGCGTTGGCAACATTGCAGGATTTAATACGCAGACTGGTACTTCATATACACTTGTTATTGGAGATCTCAGCGATATCGTTACTCTCAATAACGCTGCTGCTATCACCCTTACAGTGCCACCATCAGTCTTTAGCGCTAATGACCAGATACATATAGTCCAGTATGGAGCAGGTCAAGTAACCTTTGCTCAGGGTGCTGGAGTAACTATCTTGTCAACTGGTGCTACAACTACAGCGCCTAAACTGCGAACCAACAAGTCTGCCGCCACAGTGATCTGTACGGCAAGTAATACCTTCTTGATCGTTGGAGACATAGTATAATCTCGCACTATGAGATTCCACGTTATAAGCCTGCCACATACACAAACAACTAAAGATTACGTCAACTGCGCCTATACCGAAAAGGTAAGACGCTTTTGTATAATGATGAAGAGTCTAGGCCATACGGTCTATCTCTATGCTGGAGAAGATAACGAAGCACCAGTTGATGAGTTAATCACCTGCATCACTAAAGAACAGCAGGATGAGGCGCTAGACGGTAAGCATTACACCGAAGCTGCCTTTGATAATACGTTACCTCACTGGCAGATCTTTAACAGTAAAGCCATAGTCGAACTAAGCAAGCGCTTGCAGAAGAAAGACTTTATCTGTCTTATCGGTGGCGCTTCACAGAAGCCGATAGCAGATGCTTACCCAGACTATATGAGCGTAGAGTTTGGTGTTGGTTACGGCGGAGTATTTAGTCAGTATAAAGTCTTTGAGTCTTACGCTTGGATGCACTCAATGTATGCAGGGTGGAAAAACCCAACTCTGGTAGATGGTAACTTCTATGATGCGGTGATACCTGGTTACTTAGAGCCTGAGATGTTCCCGCTGCAAGAGAAGAAAGAAGATTACTACCTATACGTAGGACGTATGGTAGATCGCAAAGGTTTGATCGTAGCCCAACACGTCTGCAGAGAACTAGGCGTTAAATTGATTATGGCAGGCCCCGGCAATAACCCAAAGATTGAATACGGCGAATGGGTTGGGCCAGTTGGACCAGAAGAACGAGCAAAGTTAATGGGTGGTGCTATTGCTCTATTTGCTCCAACACTTTATATAGAACCTTTTGGCAATGTGGTAATTGAGGCGCAAGCCTGCGGTACTCCGACAATTACCACAGACTGGGGAGCCTTCACAGAGACTAACCCCAATGGAATAACTGGATACCGTTGCAGAAATGCAATGGAATTTGCAGTAGCAACAGAATGGGTCAAGGACTTAGACCCAGTAGCAATACATAAGAGAGCAGTAGCGTTGTATTCACTAGAGGCTATTGCACCACAATACGAGCAATACTTTGCAAGACTGCTGACTCTATGGGGAGATGGCTGGTATGAGAGGAAATAATGCCAACACTTAGCGATATGATAGATGAGGTTCGCTCATCTCTAGCAGGTTATACCCTGCGCCAAGATAGAATAACCTATCTCAATAGTGCTATATCATCTACTGCTACTGCTATGACTATTGGTTCAAGCTCTAACCTAGCCAAGGGCATCATTGAAATTGATGATGAACTTATCTGGATTGATAACTTTAGCCAAGCAAGCAGCACGCTTAATGCAGCTCCAGGATTTGGTCGAGGCTACCAGAACACCAATGCCTCACCACACGCACAGTATGCCCAAGTAACTCTTACTCCAACTTTTCCAAAGGTAATGATTAAGAAGGCTATCAACGATGTAATCAATAGCCTCTATCCTAAACTCTGGTCAGTAGCCTCAACTACCTTTACCTTTAATGCAAGCCAAACAACCTATACCCTGCCTGATGATGTTGAATCAATCTTGTATATGTCTTGGCAGACAACAGGTTCAAGCCTTGAATGGCTACCTATTAACCGCTGGCGTGCAGACCCAATGGCTAACATTGCAACATTTAATACAACAAACACAGTAAATATTTATGAGAACATCCAGCCTGGACGAACAGTACAGGTGTACTACACAACCACTCCTAACACTTTAGATAACCCAACAGATGACTACGCAGATGTAACAGGACTTCCTGCCTCATCCGTTGAAGTGGTAATTCTTGGAGCCTGCTACAAGTTACTATCTTATGTAGATGCTGGTCGTATCAATCTTAGTTCAGCAGAAGCTGACCTTAACGATACTAAGATTCCAAGCACAGCAGGCGTTGCCTCATCTCGTTATATCTTTGCTCTATATCAACAAAGACTTAATGAAGAAGCGCTTAAACTGCAAGACAAGTACCCAATCCGTATCCACTACACAAAGTAAGGCAGATAAATGACTAGACAGTATTCAAGTATTAGCGTTGAGACAACGCTGGCTGGTAGCATTAACACAACTGCTACTACTATGACAGTGGCAACTGGTACTGCTACAGCCCTAATGGGTGGCATTACCTTAGCCGGTGGTAACGTAGACATCTTTACCGTTGCACTGGATGCCGATACGGTCAACGAAGAAATTGTATTCGTTACGCAGGTATCTGGTGACACACTAACGATCAGTCGAGGTCAGGCTGGTACAGGAACTGCTGGAGTATCTGGTCTATCACATACTGCTGGTGCATCTGTAAAGCACGTACTTACATCATCTGACTTAATCTTCTTCCGTAACAACGCCTCGCCTGTAGCATCCTTTGCATTTAGCGGGTCTACATCTGGAACTACCACAGTGCAGGCAACTGCAATCGCTGGTACTACAACGCTAACACTGCCCGCTGCTACCGATACCTTGGTAGGTAAGGCAACAACAGATACTCTAACTAACAAGACTTTAACTAGCCCGACAATCAACGGCGCTACTATCGGTACATCTATTATCAACCTTACTCTTAATGCTCAGACTGGAACTACCTATACCCCAGTACTTGCAGACAATGGCAAGTTGGTTACTCTTTCTAACGCCTCAGCGATCACGCTGACAGTGCCAACTAATGCTTCGGTAGCGTATGCAACAGGAGCACAGATTAACATTCAAGCAATCGGTGCAGGACAGGTAACAGTAGTCGGTGACACTGGCGTTACTGTAAATGGTACTGGCACCAAGTTGCGTGCTCAGTGGTCTGCAGCTACTTTGGTTAAACTGGGAACAGACAGTTGGACTTTGATTGGGGATATTGTCTAATGCCAATTCTAGGAATTATGGCTTCACAGATCTCCGGAAAACTCTGGCAACCTGATGGTGCCTTTGACTCTTTGGCTACTGTCACTGTTGGTTCTGGTGGTGTTGCCTCAATTACTTTTGCTGGTATTCCTAACACCTATAAGCATTTACAGATTCGTTCTATATTTAGACCTTCTGCTATTTGCTGGTTAGCAATGCAATTTAATAGCGATACGGGAACAAACTATAGCCGTCACGACCTAAGAGGTGATGGTTCATCTGCTACTGCTGAAGCTGGTATTAGCGTAAATTTAATGTATTTGCACCTTTACTTACCAACCCCTGCAACTAACGTATTTGCAACAGGAGTTACAGATATTCTTGATTACACCAATACATCTAAAAATACCACCGTAAGAGCACTAGGTGGAACAGATACAAATGGTTCAGGAAACGTTGATTTAACTTCATCTGCTTGGCTTAATACTAGCGCAATAAATTCAATTACTTTAACAACTAATAATGGTTCTACGTTTTCACAGTACAGCCAATTCTCACTATACGGAGTGCGTTAAATGCCAAATACATATACAGAATTAGACAAGGTCACAGTAGGAACGGCAGTAGCGTCAGTTACTTTTAGCAGCATTAGTTCTGCTTATACGGATTTAGTAATTGTTGGCTCTGGAACTTTAGCAACTAATAGCACTCTAAACGTTAAGTTCAATAATGATGCAAGTAATTTATATTCAAGAACAGAGATTTACGGTGACGGGTCTAGCGCAGCCTCTTATCGAGAATCTACTCAGAGCACCCAAAATTTTGCCAACTGGGATACGTCAGGTTCTAATTTTATTATGCACCTGCAAAATTATTCAAACTCAACAACATTCAAAACTTGTCTTACTCGATATAACCGACCTTCCTCGTTAGTTGCTGCTAACGTAATTCTTTACCGTTCTACTACTGCAATATCCAACATTGTAATTACAGGTGGTTCTAACATTGCAGTTGGCTCAACATTCTCACTCTACGGTATTGCCAACGCCGACCAAGGCGCTGCAAAGGCAACAGGCGGTGTCATTACAGAGGATTCAAAGTATTGGTATCACACCTTTGGTGCATCAGGCGCCTTTATCCCTAAGCAATCTTTGACTTGTGACGTGTTAGTTGTTGCAGGTGGTGGTGGTGGTGGTGCATCTGGTGGCGGTGCTGGTGGCTTGCTATTTCACTCATCTCAATCTTTAACTGCAATTTCTTACAACGTAACAGTTGGCGCTGGAGGAACTGGAAATACTGGTGGTGGTTCTGCAAACAGTACCAACGGTGTTAACTCACAGTTTGCTGCATTGACTGCATCAGTAGGTGGCGGTTGGGGCGGAAGAACCGTAGCAAGTTCAGGTAATACAGGTGGTTCAGGTGGTGGAGCGTTTTCTAATTCAGGAACTGTTGTTTCTGGTTCAGCACCAACATCTGGTCAAGGTAATTCTGGCGGAAGTTCTGCAAGCGATAGAGGTGGCGGCGGTGGTGGTGCTGGTGCTGCTGGTGGAAATGGTAGCGGTGGTGGTGCTGGTGCAGGTGGAGTTGGTGTATCCACTTATTCATCTTGGGGTCTAGCAACTACTACAGGTCAAAACATTAGCGGAACCGTTTGGTATGCAGGTGGTGGTGGTTCGTTTAATGGTACATCAGGTGGTTCAGGAGGTGGCGGTGCTGGAGCAGGTTCAGGTTCAGGCGCTTCTGGAACAGTTAATACTGGTGGTGGTGCTGGCGGTGGAGATAATTTTGCAGGCGGCGCTGGCGGCTCAGGCGTAGTCATAGTTCGTTATGCGAAATAAGGGAGATCAAATAAATGCCAGAAAATTATGTTCTTCTTGAACGCACTGAACTCAACGCATCGGCGGCTTCAGTCACATTTGCCAACATCCCACAAACGGGTTATACCGATTTGAAGATTGTGATGTCATCAAGAACAGACCAAACGGGTTCTTCTGGACAGGATGTTTATGTCAGATTTAACGGTGACTCAGGAGCAAATTATAGTTTCCGAAGATTGTATGGAAATGGAAGTTCTGCTGCAAGTGATGCAGTTTCTTCTTCTTCAACCGCTGGACGTATAGGAAGAACTAATAGCGTAAATGCAACTGCTAATACTTTTGCTAGTGCAGAGTTCTACATTCCAAATTATACTGGTTCAACTGCAAAGTCTATATCCGGTGATGCAGTTGATGAAACTAATGCAACAGGTGCTATTGCTCAACTTACTGCAACAATTTGGACTGGGACTGCATCAATTACTTCTATGCAACTATTCCCATTTTCGAGTGGAACAAACTTTCTTGCCAACTCAACCTTCTCACTCTATGGCCTAGCAGCCCTTGGCACTACACCTGCCATTGCGCCAAAGGCTTACGGTGGAAATGTCATTGCAACCGATGGCACTTATTGGTATCACGCGTTTCTTTCATCAGGCAACTTTGTGCCGCAAACACCTTTGAATGCTGATTGCCTTGTTATTGCAGGCGGTGGTAGCGGTGGTACAGGTAATGGACCAGGTAGCGGTAACTCCGGTGGTGCTGGTGGTGGTGGTGCTGGTGGCTTAGTTGCTTATACAGCTCAACCTTTAACCGCTATAAATTATTCAATAACTGTTGGTGCTGGTGGTGCTGCTGTCACTGGTTCTAGTAATGGCAATGTTGGAAATAACTCACAATTTGCCGCATTAACCGCCTCTGCTGGCGGTGGTTACGGGGCAGGAAACGCCGCAAGCGGAACACAGGTGCAAGGTGGAACTGGTGGGTCGGGCGGCGGTTCTGCTAACTGGAACATAAATTCAACTTTGGCTGGTGGTACTGCTTCTCCTGCTGGACAAGGTAACGCGGGTGGTTCTGTCACAGGTAATGGTGGCGGCAATTTTGGTGGCGGTGGTGGCGGTGCTGGTGGTGTTGGCGGTCAATCATCAGTCTCTGCAGGCGCTCCATACGGAAGCGGTGGTGCAGGAAGTAGCAGTTATTCATCCTGGCTTAGTGCAACTAGCACTGGAGTAAGTGGCTTGATTGCAGGTGGCGGCGGTGGTGGTACTGGTGCTACTGGTGCTGGTTCTATTGTTTCAGGCGGTGGTGGTGCTGGTTCTAATCTAAACGCAAATGGAACTTCAGGAACGGCTAACACTGGCGGTGGCGGTGGCGGCGGCGGGTCTGGTTTTACTTCAGGCGCAGGCGGTTCAGGTATTGTCATTATTCGTTATCCAATAGCAAGTTAATAGGGAGAAATAGAATGTCACATTGGGCAGAGATAGATCAGAACAACATCGTTTTACGCGTACTTGTAGGCGATAACAGTGAACCTGATGAGGGGCAAGCCTTTATGGAATCCCTTGGCGGTACCTGGGTGAAAACAAGCTACAACGGCAACATCCGCAAGAATTATGCAGGAATCGGATATTCATACGATGCAACCCGCGATGCTTTCATCCCACCAAAGCCTGAATGCCACGAAACTGTTGAATTTGATGAGCAAACTTGCACTTGGTCCTGTCCTGATGCCTCACACGTCATAATCATTGGAGAATAAAAAATGGCTGAAAAGAAACTTGTTGTTGATGTAGCAAAGGGAACACAGTCATACATTGACTTGACCCCTGAAGAAATCGAGCAGCGTGCAGTGGATGCACAGGCCGCTGAGATTGAACGCGCAGAACGTGATGCAGTTGAGGCAGCAAAGGCTGATGCCAAGTTGAGCGCACAAGCAAAGTTGGCAGCACTTGGCCTTACAGGGGAAGAAGTAGCAGCGCTGCTGCCTTAATTAACACAATCGGGGGATGTATGCGTTTTCACGTTGTAGCACTACCGCACACGCAGGTCACAAAAGAGTATGCAGGGTGTGCATTTACTGAAAAGGTGCGCCGTTTTGTAATGATGATGAAAGCCCAAGGCCACACTGTTTACTTATACGCAGGTGAGCAATCTGAAGGCGTTGAGGATGAGCTAATCACCTGCATCTCAGAGCAGATGCGAGCCACCGCACAAGGTACCAATCACTACACATCAGTTTCATTTGATACCAACCTTCCCCATTGGCAAACTTTCAATGCCAATGTCATTGCAGGTATCGCAGAACGATTTGAAGAAAAAGATTTTATTTGCTTAATCGGTGGGGCAGCCCACAAGCCCATTGCCGATGCCTTTCCACACGCGATGTCAGTTGAGTTTGGCGTTGGCTACGGGGGCGTGTTCGCCAAGTACCGCGTATTTGAATCTTATGCCTGGATGCACTCAATTTATGCAGGATGGAAAAACCCCACAACGGCAGATGGTCAGTTTTATGATGCAGTCATTCCAGGATATTTAGAACCTGAGATGTTCCCACTTGGCGATGGCAAGGGTGATTACTACCTTTTCATTGGCCGCTTGATTGATCGCAAGGGCTACCGCATTGCACAAGAAGTGTGTGAACGCCTTGGCAAGCGCCTCATCTTGGCAGGGCCAGGTGAGCAAGTTGGATATGGTGAATTTGTCGGCAGTGTTGACCCTGACAGGCGGGCTGCGCTGATGGGCGGTGCCATCGCCACCTTTGCACCGACTCTTTACATTGAACCTTTTGGAAATGTGGTCATTGAATCACAGGCTTGTGGCACGCCTACAATCACAACTGATTGGGGTGCCTTTACTGAAAACAATCCGCATGGCGTGACAGGTTTTAGATGTCGCACCTTGCAAGAATTCATGGAAGCTGCAGAGGATGTCAAAAGACTTGACCGCGTAGCAATTAGGCAACGCGCAGTTGATCTTTACAACCTTGATGTAATTGGCAAGCAATATGATGCTTTTTTCACCCGCCTGCTTACCCTTTGGGGGCAAGGCTGGTATGAGGTCAGTGCCTAGAGTTTGAAATTTAAGCAACAATGCAACCTTGACAAAGGGGGAGCAATGCAGCGCGGTGAAATCCTAGATACGGCAAAAGAACTTACTCACGGTGATCGCAACAAGAACTACGGCGACCCGCTTACAAACCACACTCGTATCGCAGCCCTTTGGTCTGTCTGGCTACAAACTGAGATTACGCCTGCTCAAGCTGCAATGTGTTTAGCACTGGTCAAGGTCGCCCGCTTGATTGAATCACCGGCACATGAAGATAGTCCCATTGATTTAGCAGCCTATGCCAGTATTTATGGCGAGATTGTAAAATAAAACCTCACTCAACTCGCGTTGGGTGAGGCTTTTTCGTTTACATCTAAAAACCCTGCAACGAGATTAAATGCTTGTGATCTATTGGGAACACCCAGAATCTGATAAATATCAGAACACTCAGCGTGAATGGTTGTGGTGGCATAACCAAGAGCCTTGCCGATTTGCGCATTTGTTTTGCCCGCACCAATGAAGCGCAGAATCTGCACTTGGCGCTTTGTAAGCAATTCAAAACGGGCGTGGGCGTTTAAACCTAGATTGATAGGTTCTAACACTTGGCTGCTCACAAAGGCCGCTAGATGGATTCTTTGCATTTCTTGCACCACATACAGATTGACCAAAGCAAGAAAGAGGTGGATTTTCTCTTCAATGTTCTGGCGCTTGGCATCATCCAAATCTTCAAAATGAAGGCTGACAAAGCCAACAACCAGAAAATTATGAGTCAGTTTAAAGACATAAACATTGCCGACCTGTGACCATGGCCCTTCAATATCATTTGTCAGAACTTCCATGCCTTCGCGCTTAGATTGTGACCAGTATTCATAAGAGTAAGATTGACCTAGAGCAACGCCAGCAAAACCATCTTCCTCATTTTCATAGCCATATTCACCAATGACTTCAAG